CCACTTGGTGTTAGCATGTATGTGTATGTGAAAATTCCAATAGGATCTATTGGCAGTTCTTTAACTAACTCAATATCACTTTCCCCATTCCCGGCTAGTGGAGTTGACGTTGTTAAAATCGAATACACCACAGTGCCAAGCCCAAGTCTAACAGATAAAGATGGGTACAGCCCCCTTAATTCAGGGTTATATGATAGTGAATATGACGCGTTAGGCAAGGTCCCACCAGGCGGTTGGTCAGTTGCTGGTTCAGATACGGTAGTTAATTCTAGCCCACTAAAGTTTTACTTTGCTGATACTCCGATAACAGCAATAAGGGTTCTTTTAAGACAGAGAAATTATGTCAAAGAAAATAATGTATATGTTTATACTTATGGTCTCTCTGATCTTGATGTTAGGTATGACAAATTTATTACTTCTGGAAAAACCTTTATAAGATTTGATGCGCCAGCAGGCAATACGATTAATGAGGTTTTGAATGTCTCACCAAAAGTTTATAACGTAAGCCAATCACTATTGTCTAGTGTTTTTGGCTATAGGGTTTTTTACCCTAATGGTGGGAGTTATTCTTTAAATAACCCAAATACGTCTGATCATGTATATGTAGAGGTTACTTTAAATATGCTAGAGGACAAAATACCACCAGTTCTTTCAGATTTAATTATAGAAGTTGATTATAATTTATAATTAAAGGTGAAAATCGGCATTTCTTTTTACTATATAGATATATTTTTCAATAAGGAGACAAATAAATGGCTACTTTTTATGTAGGTCGTAGACCAGTCTTGAAGGGTCGCAACTCAAATGAGATGATTAACTCATTTAAGGGCACAGCCGGCACCTATTCATTCTATCCACTCTTTGCAAAAGGTCTGTTGGATGGTGCACCAGACAATCATAATGTTCCTGGTAGTGGTGATCGCCCAGGTAATAGATTTCTTTCACAACTCTTTACTGGATCAACTCTTTATGATGGCACAACGCCTTTGGCAGGAACTTTCCCAGATGGTAAAGCTACATACGACGGTTCAAGATACAGACCGCTTGAATACAAAGGCTTAGCTGGAGCACAGGCGTTTGGTAGTGGCTATGGTCATGCCGCAGACAGAGAAAATGACTATGCTCTTTATAGCAACTACTTCTTTGATGGTGTTACTTCAGCGGAAGTATTTGCAAGTGGTTATGGTCATGGACCAAGAACAGAAGCACAAGGTGCAGCAGCATCGTTTGGCTTGTTTAGACCAACAGAATTTATTGGTGTAGCAAGTGCACAAATATTCACAAGTGGATATGGTCAGGCTAACACATCTTCTGATTATGGTAGAAACAAAGTTAGAGAATATAAAGGACTCGAGTCCACAAAAGCTCTCTAAACTTTTTCATCACAATAGTTGATGCAACAAAACACCTGCTATAATTAGCAGGGCGAAAAAATTAGATTCCCGCCCCTAGTGGGCGGGAATTGTATTATTAGACCAAGTTTATAACTTTTGATACAAGCAAAGAGGATTACATATGTCTATACAACTATTAGAGCAATTTGTTGCCAACAACGCTCTTACAGTTGAATTAGCTGATAAATATTTAACCTTATATTTGGGTGAATCAGATTGGCCAGAAAAACTTGCGCAGCTTTGGTCAGTACAAAAGAAAAAGCTTGGTGAAGATAAGGCAAAAGAATTCATAAAAAAATCTGTTGCATGTGCATGCCTGTCTCCAGTAATTAACAAAAGTGCGATACCAGAAGAAAAACACGTACTGCTTTTTTGGGTGAGTGGTTGGCCGCAGTTCAATGAAAGAGATTGGTTGTCCCTATTTAAGGATACAATCAAAACAGATATGCAAATAGAAAAAAATAGAGCCCTTATTCTTAAGGAAGGTATATTTGATCACATAGATATACCCCCCTTAACTAGGCAGGCTTATAACTGGCTGTATGAAAGACTAGACAAAGAGTCTTTCTCTAGCCAAGACAAAAAAGAAGAAGCTGTGACAAAAATGAAAAATCTTATTAAGATTTATGGCGGTGCAGTTGTCTGTAATTTGTTTACTAATTATAGTTCAAATGTAGAAAAAGTTTTAAACTGGAGAAGTGGATATTTTGTGGAAAAAGAAATTCATAAAATATATTCTACAGAACAAATTATAAAAATAAAAAAAGCAGAAATGCAAAAAACCAATTCAAATTACGTAAAAACCATTAAATAGGAGAAATAAATGTCAGAAGAAATTGAAAACGGAAATCCCGATTTAGCACCAATCGCCAATAAATTATCATCAATGTTTTCTTTTAAATTAACCGATGATTTTATAGCTAGCTATAAAGAAAAGATTGCTCCTTTTGGTTACAGAGATGCTGGAGGAAACTCTGTGGGTGAAATTACTTTTTTGCGTACATACTCACGCTTAAAAGAAGATGGAACTAAAGAATCTTGGTCAGATGTTTGTGAGAGAGTTATCAACGGAATGTACTCTCTGCAAAAAGATCACTGTAAAAAGAATAGGCTTCCATGGAACGATGCAAAAGCACAGGCTTCAGCTAAAGAAGCTTTTGATCGTTTGTTTAATTTGAAGTGGACACCACCAGGTCGCGGTTTGTGGGCTATGGGAACTAATATTGTAAACATACAAAAGAATTCAGCAGCACTTCAAAACTGCGCTTTTGTTTCTACAGCAGAAATGACTAAGTTAAATCCATCAAAGCCTTTTTCCTTCCTTATGGAAGCCTCTATGTTGGGTGTTGGCGTAGGTTTTGACGACAAAGGTGCAGATAAAGACTTCACAATCTATTCACCAAATCCAGTAGACTCATCTACTGCGACCTATATTGTTCCTGATACTCGAGAGGGCTGGTATATCTCAACAGCAATGTTGATTGACTCTTATCTTAAGTCTTCTCAAAACGAAGTATATTTTGATTACTCTCTCATAAGACCAGCTGGCACTCCAATTAAAACTTTTGGTGGCATTGCTGCAGGTCATGAGCCTTTAGAAAAGCTTCATAAGCAGATTAGAAAAATGTTTAATGGTAGAGCTGGAGAAAAACTTACAAGAAAAGACATCGCAGACATTGGTAACTTAATTGGTGTTTGTGTGGTTTCTGGTAATGTTCGCCGTTCCGCAGAACTTTTGATTGGCCGCATTGATGATCAAGATTTCTTAAATTTAAAAAACGCTGAAGTATTTCCAGAAAGAAACTCCTATGATTCAAATGCTCCAGGCTGGGGATGGATGTCAAATAACTCAGTGGAAACTGAAGTTGGGACAGACCTGAGCGCAATAGTAGAGGGCATAGCTCGTAATGGAGAGCCAGGAGTTCTCTGGATGGATATGAGCCGCAAGTATGGGCGCCTTGCTGATGCACCAAACAACAAGGATCATCGTGTAGCTGGCTACAATCCTTGCGCGGAACAATCATTAGAGTCTTTTGAATGCTGCACGCTAGTAGAAACTTATTTAAACAGACATGAAAGCCTAGAAGACTACAAGAGAACCTTAAAGTTTGCATACCTCTATGCAAAAACAGTTACTCTTCTCCCAACACACTGGGAAGAAACAAATGCAATCATGCAAAGAAACCGACGCATCGGCACTTCTATGTCTGGTGTGGCAAACTTTGCTGATCGTGTCGGCGTTCCAGCTCTTCGTGAGTGGATGGACGAAGGTTACAAAACAATACAAAGATATGATAACGTTTACTCAGAATGGCTAGGTATTCGTGAATCTATTAAAATGACAACTGTAAAGCCATCTGGAACTGTGTCAATACTTGCTGGAGAGTCTCCTGGAGTCCACTGGACCCCAGGTGGAAAGTTCTTCAATAGAACAATTAGATTCTCTAACGATGATCCAATGCTTCCCTTGTTTAGAATGGCTAATTACACAGTTGAACCAGCATCTGAATCACCAGATACAACATCTGTTGTATACTTCCCAATTAAATCAGAAGCTGCAAGAGCAGAACGTGACGTAACAATATTTGAAAAAATGTCATTAGCTGCCATGGCACAAAGATACTGGTCAGATAATTCAGTATCTGTAACAATATCTTTTAATAAAGATACAGAAGCACAGCATGTTGGCACAGTTCTTCATATGTATGATGGACAGTTAAAAACTGTATCGTTTCTTCCAAGCGGAAACGACACATACCCGCAAATGCCGTACACTCAAATTACAGAAGAGGAATATACAACAGCTTCAATGTCTTTGTTTCCAATAGATCTCTCTGGAGTGTATGCTGGAATGGCAGCTGATGCTATTGGAGAGCGTTATTGCACAACAGATTCTTGTGAAATAAAATTTATAAAGGATAGCAATACACAACAATAAATGATATAATCTCTATTATGACAACAGAGAATAAGATATCAGTTCTTGATAAAGGCTATGTCCGACTGGTAGATCACATGGGCAGTGACCTATCAGTCGTCAATGCCGCTAGAGCATCCTTTGCAAAAGAGTCAGAAAACTTTTCACAAAACGACGCAAAGCTAATAAGCTTTTTAGCTAGAGAAAATCACATGTCTCCATTCAGACATGCGTTTATTACATTTGAATTTTATGCTCCGCTTATGGTTGCTCGTCAACACTGGAAGTACGTAGTAGGATCTGATCATACAATGGACTCCTGGAATGAATCGTCAAGAAGATATATAACACAAGAGCCAGAGTTCTATCTTCCAACAGCTGAACAATGGAGACTTGCAGCTGAAGATAAGAAGCAAGGTTCTGCTGGTTTAGCTGGGCCGTGGATAGGTTCTGTGCTTACAACAGAGTTAAAAGAACTAATGGAAAAGTGTGAATCACTTTATAATATGGCTATAGATAATGGAATTGCACCAGAACAAGCTCGTTTATTTTTGCCAGCGTACGGGATGTATCTTTCATATAGATGGTCTTGCAGTCTTCAGTCAGTGGCTCTTTTCTTAAATCAGAGACTTTCTGAGGACTCCCAAGCAGAAATACAAGAGTATGCAAAAGCTGTGCATGAGCTAGTAAAACCTCTTTATCCAGTTTCTTTATACGCACTATTGGGGATGTAATGGCAGCAGGTAAACTAAATTATATTGTTGTATACAAAAACTCTAGTCAAGTTTATGGATCAGCATCAAAAAAGATAGCACTTGAATCAGCCCCACCAGAAGGTTGTAAGTTAGAGGACAAAAGAATTTTGTTTGTAACATATGAGCCAGATAGCGAAGAGATATCAGTGCACCAAGTGCCACAAGAAGAAGTGTTAAAAGCAGAAATAAAAGAGAAGAAAAGCAATGAGTAAGAAAACCCATCAGAAAAAGAAAGTTCAAATTAAACTTGAAAATAACCAATCTTATTTAATAGAAGATCTAGAAATTCTTCTACATATCCAAAAAACATATGGTAGTATGTTGCGCGGAAATATTACAGAAAAAGAAAAAGATATCTATACAAGAATATTTTCTGCTATAAATTTATCAATTGAAAATGCTTTTATTGCCCCAGTAGATAGTGAAAATGATGAATGGTAAATCTAAGCTCGTAATAAGTTCTCTGTTTATACTTGGCTTTATTGCTGGTAAAATAAACCAAAAAAAGTTTATAGATAATAAAAATATAAAATCACAAACAATAAATACTCAACAGTATTTAAATAGATTGAGCGAGTTTTTTATAGACGATTTGTCTAACGCAAAAGAAGATTTTTTTGAACTACTTGACATGGGCTTTAACCCAAGCGACTGTTTTGAAATTACTATAGCAAAGAGCTCTTTGATATGATAGACCTATGTATTGTTAATTACAACACAAGACCGATGCTGCAACGCATGTTGGATATGCTGCATGGTGATCTTAAATATACAAAAAAACTTTGGACTTTAAATATTTGTGATAATGGTTCTGTTGACGATTCTTGGAAATGGTTAGAATCTTTTAAAGATAAGTATTTTATAAATAAAGCTTGGAAGAATGAAAATGTGGGTTATTCGGCTGCGTGCAACCTTATGGCAGCAAATACTGATAGTGATATCATTTGTCTTTTGAATGCTGATGTGTGGCTAACTAGCGAAGATGTTGTGAAGGTCCAAAAAATATTTGATCAGAATCCAGATATACATATTCTTGGGCCAAAACAAAGAGATGAATCCGGAAGAATAACTCACGCGGGTATTGTAGGGACCAATACAGCACCAAAACATCGTGGTTGGAGAGAATACGATGCGGAAGACATTCTCTATAGAGACAGAGTAGAGTGCGTTACAGTCTCCGGATCTGCATATTTTATTAGAAGATCAGTTTGGGAGGCTCTTACAAATGACGAAGAGTACAGAAAGATGTATCCTCAGGCAATAGGGGCATTCCTTCCAACACCTCACTACTATGAAGAAACTTGGTGCTCATATTTTGCACGTCATCGTGGCTACAATGTAGTGTATGATGGAACAGTTTCTATTGGTCATAGCTGGCATGCGTCTTCTCCGAAGCCAGGAGAAGGCTACAGCCACGCTGATGCTCAGTTCAAGGTAAGTCAATCAATATTTCGCAACGCATGCGACACTATAGGAATAGAAAGAGATTAATATGTCAGACAAATTTAATGTTTATTTGTACAACGCAGAAGTTGTTAAGGTAGTAGACGGAGATACATTTAAGATCAATATAGATCTTGGTTTTGAAGTTCACATTGGCCCAAAGAGTGTGAGACTCTATGGAGTTAATACACCGGAAAGCCGCACCACAAATCTTGAAGAAAAGAAGATGGGCCTCGCAGCAAAAGAGTTTACTGATCAATGGATTAAGAAAGCCAATAATAAGGTAAAGATTGAAACTATCCTAGATAAGAATGAAAAGTATGGTAGAATCCTTGCTAAAGTATGGAACGAAGCTGGAGAGTGCTTGAACACAGAAATTGTTAAGGCTGGATTAGCTAGAGAATACTTTGGTGTAGGTGACAAAACTTTTGAGGAATTCAAGAAGGCATAATGCAAACGTTTTTACCATATCCAGATTTTCAAGAATCAGTTCGGGTATTAGATTATCGTAGGCTTGGAAAGCAACGAGTAGAAACTTTCCAAGTTTTAAATATTCTTCTTGGCCGTACTCCGTCAAAAGGTTGGCGCAACCATCCTGTAACACGCATGTGGGATGGGCATGAAGCTGCTCTCCAGTTATATCAGAACTATACGATAGCTGAATGGGTTAAGCGAGGATATAAAAACACCATGCAGTTTGAAGTTTTTGATGCACTTGATGTAGTTATGCCACCTTGGTTCGGCGCTGATGAATTTCATAGGTCCCATAGGTCTAACCTCTTGAGAAAAGACTATCAATATTATTCTCAATTTTTTGACGAACCAAGTGATTTAGAGTATTATTGGCCAGTATGATAATAATAGGAGTAAGATCTTACATATGCCATTGTCCAAAGCCAATCCCTCAGGATCCGGTTTGTGGGGACAGAGGCGTAGAAGATGACGATTAGGAAAAAAATGCAAACAAGAGTGTTTTTATCAGGTGCAATAGAAGATGTTACTTCTGATTTTAAGTATAGTTGGAGAGATGAAGCTACTTTACTTTTAGATCAAAGAGGTTTTAAGGCCATTAATCCAATGGACTATGCCTTAGAAGAAGAGGACTGCGAACCAAAAGAAATAGTAGATAAGAATCTTTTCCTTCAAAAAAGCTGTGATATCCTGCTGGTAGAATACACAATATTATATAGGGCTTATATAGGAACTGACTTTGAAATGACGTGGGCTCATTTAAATAATCAGCCTGTTATTGTTTGGGCTCATCAAAATCTACAACACAGAATTTATCTGAAGTTTCTTGCAACAAAAGTTGCAGACACACTAGAAGAAGCTGTAGAATATATCTCTAATACATATCCATCAAAAAAATAACGGAAGGAAAAAAATGTCCGACAATAAGTTCAATTACTTTGCAGTAGTTACAACAACTCTTGTAAAGGCAAAGAATAAGCAAGATGCTGAGAAGATCAGCATGGGTCGTCGCAATGTAAATGGTGAGGTTCTGTTTAAGTCAACAGATATCGAACGTATTTCATCTGTACAGGCACACAAGCAAATCAATCAATTATCAGCATAAGTACTAGCCAGGGCTAGATTTTTTTCTAGCTCTGGCTTTTCTATACATTGGAGTAAAAATGATCATTGCACAAATGGTTGGAAGAAATGAGTCTTCTAGATTTTTGGAGCCAGTTCTTCAGAGAATTAAAAGCCAAGTAGATAAAATAGTTTTTACAGACGACTGCTCAACAGATGACACAGCTGAAATAGCTAAGAAGTATGCGGAAGTCTACTCAAATGAAGAGCCTTTATTTTCTTCAAATGAAGGTTTGCTACGAGCAAAAGCTTGGCGCAATTTAGAAAATCACGCAAGTGAAGGCGATTGGATTATCGCAATAGACTGTGATGAAAAGCTGTACAACGTTGAAGATATTAATAATAGTAATATTAAAACAGTTTTAGATAAATCACCATATGATGTAGTAAATGTACGTTTTTATCATATGTGGAATGAATCACAATATAGAGTTGATAAACTATGGGCACCCAATAATAGCTCAAGAATCTTTAGATTTAAACCTGATGGTAAGTTTTTAGATCGCAAGTTAGCTTGTGGTTCTGAACCTACATATGTAGTTGAAGACATTAGAAGAAAAAATTATTGGCTCCACTCTGGCTTAATCATGCAGCACTTAGGATATACTTACGATGACGACAAGCAAAATAAGTATATGAGATACATGAATTTAGACAAGGGCGAGTTTCACAACTTAAACCATATCCAATCAATTATCGATCCTAATCCAACACTAATTAACTGGGGAAATTTCGGAATATGAAAACATATAATGCACCAGACACAATCAAAAAAGTTTCTCTTCTTCTAGAAAACAAACAAAGATTTGCTTTTGTGACATACACAAGATCTGCGATTTTTTCAGCAATAGGTGAAGTAAAGGGTGACAAAAAACCACCAAAGCATTTCACGAAATGTATTCTTGATGGATTGCAAAATCAAGATGAACTGTTTGTCAGAGCAGCTCAAAACGATTTAGTTAATTCTTCTCTTGAGAGATTTAAAGAATTGGGTATTAACGCAAGTAATTTTTATGACCCAGGTTTTTTAGAATACTACATTAATAATAACTATGATGTATTCAAAACTTTCGCTTCGTGGTATTTTAAATATACTAAAGCAGTTGTTGTTTCATTCCAAAATGAATCATACATAGGAAAATACTTTTCCACAGATTCAACCTTTATACAGGTGCCATACAATGACTTTTATTCAAAAGTAGATAGCATAACTAAAGAAGTACTTTCTAATAGAAATGGTGCAGAGATAGTTATACTTGACTGCCCAATGCTAAGTTCGGCAATTGCACCCAAAATTTGGGCAGAATCAAATATGTCAATCCTTGACCTTGGTAGAACTTTAAACGCTGCTAGATCGTTGGTCAAGACTAATGATTCAAAGAAATAAAAAAGACGAACTTACAGACAAACAGTATCTGACTCATCTTTTATTTGAGACAGATAAATCTTTCTCTGCAATTGCCCAGAGTATGGAGTTGACATTAAATGAGCTTAACTCCATGCTTAAAAAACTTGGTCTTTACTGGGTAAAAGATCACAGAAGAAAGATGTCAAAGGGGCAAACAGTCTTAACTAGCGTTGCTAAAAAACTATTACCAGGTCAAAAAATAGTTAATGAATATCATATCGGAGATAGGTTAAAATTAGACGTATATTGCCCTTCGTACAAACTTGCTCTTGAGTTTCATGGCATACAGCATTTCAAATATAGCCCATTATTTTTTGATTCTAAAGATGAGTTTATTGAAGCACAAAAGAGAGATGACAAAAAAGCCGTTCTTTGTGCAGAACAAGGAATTGTACTTGTCGTATTTAGATATAATGACAACATATCAGAAGAGAATGTCTATGCTAGAATATTAGACGCCATAAAAAGTACAGCCGATGATAAATCTGTAGTTAAAAAAATAAAAAAACCAAGTGTAAAACAAAATCAGATGTATCAAAAAGCAAAAGAGATAAGATCAGAACGCAATAAAAAATATTATAAGCAGATGAAAGAGCAAAGAAAAAATGGAAGAAGAAGTAAAGACTGAGACTCCTCAGTATCCAATTGAATACCAGGTTTTTGCCCTTTCTCTTAGAAACCCTGGCTCGATTGCGTACTTTGACGCGCAACTGCCTGAAGATATCGTTGGCACAATAAATAACCAAATTGGAATAAATGAATTTTACAAAGCACTTTTAGCTTATCATCATGTTACTAAACTAGACTTAGTTGATCCGGTTGCTTTTAAGTCTTGGCTTGAATCAGAAACAGATATACATTCAGGTCTTGGTGGTGCAATAGGTGTTGACACCATGATAGATATTCTTTTAAATATAAAGATATCAGATCATGAGTCTGTAACTCAGGTAATTAAACATAGAGCCAACAAACAAAAGCAGCTTAATATTCTCCAGGAACTAGAGTTTATTTTAACTCAAAAAGGGGAAAAGACAGCTAAAGAAATAGCTAGAATTTCTGAGATAACAACAGAAATTAAAAACTTAGAAAATGAATTAAATTTTAACCCTTTAGATAGCGTTACTACAGCAGAAGATATAGCGAAAAGAGCAGAGTCTCTTTTGGATATACCAAGTTTTCTTCCAACCCAATACAAATCTTTGAATAGAGCAATGGGGTATACGGACGAGGGAGGTTTCTTTAGGGGCGCAGTTCATGCGATTATTGCTCCTTCTGGAAAAGGCAAAAGCACTTTTGCCAAATGCTTAGTTAACAATTGGGCAGATACTGGTTATAGAGTATTATACGTAAACTTTGAGGAAGCAGTTCCTCACTGGGAAAGAGTTCTTATGACTCAGATAATAGAGAAGAACGTATATGCAGAAGCATCAAATTGGTCTGATAAAGAAAAAGAAGACAACTTAAATAAGTTCCAAGAAAAGCTAAACCAGTGGGGCGACAGATTCATGGTTAGACATGACCCAGATACTCCATATTTTGAGGACCTTGAAAAGTGGCTACGAAGCATTATGGGTCATTCGGAACTAATCCCAGACGTTATTGTGATTGACACAATCCAATCCATGTTCACTAGATCTTCAGGAAAAGGTAAGCCACGTTGGGGTGAGTTTGAAGAGATGATGGTTAGACTAGAGAAGCTTGCTAGAGATATGAGTTGCGTCTTAATTATCACAGCTCAAGAAAACGCAAACAGAATGAAAGAAAGAAGAGAAGTAGTTCAGCAGTCTGATACTGGCGGCTCTCTTTCTATCCAGCAAAAGTGTGCTGTCACAATATTTATTACAGAAAAAAAATTAATAAGTGGAGATGATTCAGAAGATGAGAATATAATGCAACTGCAGATCCCAAAAAATAGAATAACTGGATCTACATATGTGTACAATTCTCCTCTAGTTAAGTACATAGATCAGCATAAAAAATATGTTGAATATGAACCGATAACAGCAGAATCATACGCTAAAATAGTTAACTCAGAAGACATGGAAGAACTCATGTCTAGTATCAATATATTGTAAGGGCACTATGTTACACATAACAACACAACAATTAAAAGATTTTCAAACATGTGAAAGACTTTACGATTTTAGACACAGAGAAAAGCTGGCTGAAACAATTGGTGGAAGACAACTGCTGTCTGCAAAGTTTGAATCAACATTAAAAAGTATTGTTCATTATTTCTTTTATAAAAAACAAGCAGGTGTGACTCCATCGTACGCCTCACTTTTGAATAGATGGGAAAAGTTATGGTTTCCTAAAGAGACATCTTCATTTGATATTGTTTATGAGCAGCACGAAACCTTGTATGGGAATACAGCTAGCTTGACAAGCAAAGCAGCATTTGTTTTATTAGATCTTATAGAAAACTTTGGAGATCAAGATATTATACCTATTGGTATTGATGAAGAATATATCGCACCAATAACTGATGATGTAGCAATTAAAGATAAGTTTGATTTAATTTATTCAAAAAATAAAAAAATATATGTTGTTAAATGGGTGTTTAATCACAAGTTAAAGTATGAAGACAGTTATATTTTTGATTTTGCGGTAATGAACGTTGGCTTTATGAATAAGTTCCGTGACAAAAAGAATATAACTAGTTTTGGTTATGTTGATTTAATGAATCAAAAATCAGATTTTATAGAATTTTCAGTAGAAAATGCAGACATCGAAGCTTTAAAATACTGGTGCAATTCTTTGTACGAGGAAAAAACATTTCCTTCAAGAAGAGGGCTAACCTCATATTGCAAGTCATGCCCATTCGATAAGCCATGCTCTAAGTGGGTTGCATGGGAAAAAAAGGAGCAAAAAAATGTCAAAAAATAATTCCAATAATGTTCTTGATGATCTTTTATCAGATAAAATTCAAACAACTTCTTTAAAAGATGAGGATAAAATATTAGAACCTCTTCTTGAAGAAATCAATTTAATAATTGATGAAGGAATTAGATCTTTTGTAAGATCTATATTGTATAGAGCTGATGGATTTTGGCAAATACCATCTAGTTTTTCTGGCAAATATCATCCAAAAGACGAGCATGGGGAGGGGGGCAATGTCCTTCATACAAAGAGAGCAGTAAAAATTGCAAGAATTATGTGCGATTCATACTCCCTCCCGCAAGAAGATATTGACATAGTTATCGCAGCAATGCTTTTGCATGATGTTACTAAAGGTGTAAAGGATGAAACATCTAATGCATACAAGTATGATCCAATGCACCCATACACAGTAGGCCTTTTTGTCCGAAGATGTCAAGAAGATGACAAAAATTATGCTTCAGAAGTGCAGTCTTCAACATTGTTTTTGTCAGAAGATGTAGTTCAATCAATTCTGCGTTTGGTAAGATGTCATTTAGGCCCATGGTCACCAGTCCCCGAAACTACTCCAATTACATTTATGGATATGATAGTGCACATGGCAGACAATATTTCGTCTAAGCTCCATCATATTGTTGAGGTCGACAATGTGGTAGAATCTAGATGGAAAAATTATGACGAATGATAACAATATAATCCTAAAAAGATTTACTCTCTTAAAAAGATTAGATTACTTTATAGAAGAATCTATATATTATAGAACTCATTCAGAATCTTTTTTGAATAAAAAAAATACACTAATAAATATCAACCAAAACACTCGGTAAAACAAAAGTATTATGAAAATTAACTTAGATAGTAAATTTCTTTCTGAATGGAAATATTATGAAGTCGCAAGATACGTTCCCTCTCTTGGTAGGGTTATAAGAGAGAAGAATAAAATCATTGAGTTTAAAGATATCAAAGAGTATTCAGAAAAAAATAATAACAATGGTATATACACTTCTGTATTTGCCTATAACTCAGAAGATCTAGAAAAAGCTACACGTCTTCGGACCACTTTACTTTGACCTGGATCACGCAGACTTTAGTGTAGCTATGCAAGAGTGTGTTAAGTTATACGAATATCTTGCAAAACGAATCCCAAAGCAATCTATTTTAGTGTATTTTACTGGCAAAAAAGGCTTCCATATAGAATGTGAACCTGTTGCCTTAGGCATTAACCCTAGCAATACACTACCTAAAGTATTTAGATATATCGCAACAAAATTAAAGAAAGATCTTGAATTAGTTAGTCTTGATTTTAGCGTATATGATCTAAGAAGAATGTGGCGTTTACCTGGGTCTAAGCACCAAAGTACTGGTCTATATAAAACTCTTTTAAATCCACTTGGTAATGATTCAATTTTATATTCTGATCAAGAAACAATAGTGAATTACTCTTCTACTTTGCAGCCTATTGATGTAGCTGAACAAAGCTTTGCTTACTCAGCTAATGAATGGTATCGAGAAAACATTTATGAAATGGAAGAAGATGAAAAAAGAAAAGACAATCCTCTAGACTATTTTAATAAGTTTGGTTCAAAAGCTTTTAAAGACTTAAAAGAAACCCATAAAGTTTTTGATAGAGACGCCCTTCTTCACGGTTGCTCTGCTGTTGCAAGACTAAAAAAACAAGCTGAAGAACAGCATTTTTTGGAACACGAAGCTAGATTGTTTTTGTGTTCAATACTAACTTATACTGAAGATTCGATAAAGTTTCTGCATGAAATACTCAGCAACTGCTCTGATTACTCATTTGATAAATCTTCTGCACACATAAATGATTGGGTTAAAAGAAGACAGATGGGAACTGGCGGTAGACCATTTACTTGTGATAGAGCAAATGCAGTCGGTGTTGGCTGTGGAGAATGTAAACTAGAAAGAAAAAATAAATGGGCTCAAATTGGAAACAAATATGTTGAAACTACAGAAAAGTCTTCACCATCACCAATTAGATACGCCTATAAAAATATAAAGAAAGAGGAAAATAATGGCAATAAGAAATCCAGATGATGTAATTGGCGTCTGCTCTGAGTGTAAATCAGATCAGCCAATGGGCTACATGGAAAATAGCGCGTTTGCTCAAGCTGGTATAGCTGTTCCTTGTAAGTTTTGTGGAGGAATTGTAATTATAACCTATAGAGAAACAAGAGATCAATCACTTGGTAACTCTGATAGGGAGAGAGGGATAAATTGAAAAATTGGACCAACCTACATAACCATACTGTCTTTTCAATGTTAGATGGTCATGGTAAAGTAGAAGAATATTTTTCTAAAGCCAAGTCACTTGGGATGGTCGGTCTTGCTAGTACTGACCATGGAAACATACACTCATGGTTAGACTTTTATGATGCAGGCACAGCTTGTGGAGTGAAACCAATACTTGGTTCTGAGTTTTATCAAGCTAGAAAATCTAGATTTGATAGAGATGAGGAAGAAAGATCAGGTCCAGCAAAAAATGAGTGGGAACAAAGAGGCCCATATCATTTAACAATACTAGCTAAAAACAATACTGGTTATCACAACTTAATAAAACTATCTTCTAGGTCATATTTAGATGGATATTATGTTAAGCCTAGAATAGACCACGAACTCATAGCAGAGCACGCTGATGGTCTTATAGTGCTTTCTGGGTGCCTCAATGGGGAGATAGCTCAGGCGTTATTAAGAGGAGATTATAATTTTGCTCTCACAACTGCCGCAAAAATGCAGGACATTTTAGGTAAAGAAAATTATTTTATAGAAATACAAAATCATGGATTAAGTGAGCAATTAAAAATTACATCTGACTTAATAAAAATAGCTAATACAATTGGCGCAAAGATAATACCAACAGGCGACTGTCACTACGTGCATAAAGAAGATGCACGAGCTCACGATATTATGTTGTGTGTATCAACTAACTCAAATATAAATACAGAAAACCGTTTTTCATTTAGCGGAGACAATTTTTATTTAAAATCATATGATGAGATGGCTGAAGTGTTTTCAGAGGAATGGTTAAAAAACACAATGCACATTGCAGACATGGTTAATGTTAACTTAAAGTTTGGTGAACTATACTTTCCTCATTTTCCACTTCCAGAAAATAAAAAAACAGATGACTATCTTGATGAGTTAGCTTGGGAAGGTCTTAAGAAAAAGTATGGGGATCCTCTTCCAGAAGAAGTTTTAGCACGCGCTAATCACGAACTTCGCGTAGTTAAAGAAATGGGTTATCCAGAATATTTCTTAGTTGTTTCTGATTTAGTTCAATGGGCAAAAGCAAATGATATTAGAGTAGGCTGGGGAAGAGGTTCTGCAGCTGGAAGTATTTTATCTTACGCTTTAGGAATTACAAATTTAGATCCATTAAAATTTGGTTTGCTGTTTGAAAGATTCTTGGTTGAAGGAAGAAAGTCAATGCCGGATATTGACTTAGACTTTGATGATAGACATAGAGATAAAGTAATTGATTATGCTAGAAACAAATACGGAGATGACCGAGTAGCACATATATGTACTTTTAATAAAACTGGTGCACGACAATCTATTAGAGACGCAGCTAGAGCTTTAGCCTATGATTTTGCTGGTGGTGATAAGGTAGCAAAGCTTGTCCCAGCACCAGTGCTTGGAGTTTCAAAAACCCTTTCTGAATGCATGGAAGTTAAAGATTTTTCTGAGCTATACGAAAAAGACGAAGACGCTAAGCAGATAGTTGATGCAGCCTTTGGCCTAGAAGGCTTGATAAGACAAACTGGAATGCATGCAGCTGGTGTAGTTATTTCTAGAGATCCATTAACAGAATATCTTCCCATCATGCAAAAAGGAGTAGACAACCCTGTTATTACTCAGTGGGACATGGGAAGAGTAGAACAATGTGGACTATTAAAAATTGACTTTCTTGGGTTAAGAAACCTTGGAGTCATAGACTACTGTATTAAACTTGTGCAAAAGACAAGAGGCGTACACATAGATGTTGATGAGATACCATTAAATGATTATAAAACATTTAACGAGCTTTGTAGAGGGAATGCGATAGGCGTTTTCCAGCTTGAGTCAACTGGCATGCGTGAACTTATGGTTCAGCTTCAACCTCAAACAGTAGAAGATATAATGGCTCTTATATCACTTTACAGACCTGGTCCTATGGGATCTGGTATGGATAAGCTTTACATATCTAGAAAGCATGCGCGCACTAGTATTGAATATGACCATCCAAATCTAGAAAAAGTTCTAGGCCCATCACTAGGCATCATGCTTTACCAGGAAGACGTACTTGGTGTCGCCAGAGAACTTGCTGGCTTTAGTTCTGCGGAAGCTGATGATCTACGTAAAGTAATTGGCAAAAAGCTGATGGATAAAATTGCTCTTTTCAGAGATAAGTTTGTTAAAGGCTGCATTAAAAAATCTAATTTGTCAGAAGAAAAAGCTAATAAAATTTATTCAGATATTGAATACTTTGGTGGCTATGGTTTCAATAGAGCTCACGCTGCAAGTTATGCGATGATTTCATACATAACAGCATACTTAAAAACAAATTATACTGCAGAGTATATGGCGGCTTTGTTGTCATCTGTTACTGGCAATAAAGATAAGCTAGCATTATATTTGGCTGACTGTAGAAAACTTGGCCTTGAGGTTCTAAGCCCTTCAATAAATAAGTCAGTTGAAGATTTTGCTGTGATAGATAATGAGACAATTATCTTTGGTCTTTCTGCTATCAATGGGATAGGTTATGCAGTTTCTGAAGCTATTCTCTCTTCTAGAGATGTTAAAAACCCGTATGTTAGTATGTATGATTTCTTTAGAAGAACAAACCCATCAGTGTTAAAAAAATCAACACTAGAACATTTAGCTAATGCAGGAGCATTAGATGAATTGATAGATGAAGCACTTGACCAAGACTTCGGTAGACAAACAGAATTAAAAATTCTAGAAAAAGAAAAAGAAGAACTTGGTATTTATGTTTCAAAAAATCCAGTAGATGGAGTTTGGGATCTTCTTAGCAAGCAAGTTAGCTATGAAATCATAGATATAGCTGATCTTCCTGCTGGCTCACGCGTAACTATAGCTGGGATTGTTTCAGGAGCGAAGAAAATGATTACCAAGAAGGGAGCAAAGATGTTTAAGTTTAACTTGCAAGACATATCTTCAGACATTGAAATAATTGTTTTCCCCCGTGAGGCAAAGAACTATCAAGATGATTTTTTCCAAAATGGTGACGTATTAACATTGACTGGTTCAGTCTCTAAAGATGGAGATGAAGAAAACGTTATATCAAAAATACTTTTAAATTCATGTGAAAAGTTAGATCTATCTAATTTTTCTGGTGGCACTCCTATTTATTTAGAAATTGATTCTCAGATTAGCGAAAAAACTTTAAATAAATTGTATGATATAATTAAGTCAAAAGATGGTGGTTCTTATGTATTCCTTTCTTATAAAGATGGAAGCAAAATAATCACCTTTAAGTTTAATAAAAAAACATCTGTAGTTGTAAAAGAAAAGTTAGAAAAAGTTTTAATGGAGCAGTGATGACAACTGGAAATTTTTATAAGAACCCCTCAACAAAAGACTGCTGGGTTTTTTG